GTCAGCATGTATAGACCGACTGCGGCGGCATCAATACTCTTTCCGTTTTTCCTTGGGATAATATTTAAAACTTCTTGATACTTTCGTTTGTTAGTAGAAACCCTGTGAAATCCAAACAAATTGGCAAACTTAAACTTCTGCCAAGGTTCCAACTCAAAGCGTTTGTTCTCCATCGCCCAACGCCCTTTAGTGTGAGGCAAGTGCAGACAGAAGTTGCAGAACTTCTCGACCGCATCGTAATCAAAATAAAGGTCATCACGTTCCATGTCATTGAAGAAACGTTCAACAGCGAGCTTGATATATCGGCAAGCGGGTATGGTTCCGTCACGCACATCGTTCGCATATCCCCACGCATCCCGCGAATGCTTATAGTCCGTCATGCTATGTTGTCAAACGCTGAATTCCCCTTCGGCTTATCGACCACAACCCTCTGGCGGCTTGATGGTGTCATTCCAAACTCAGCCAACATCATTCGCAGTTCCTTGCCGATCTGCATTGAGATCGTGTAGTACGGATTCATCATCGGATAACCCGAAGGCGCTTTAGTGACCAGCCCTGTGTTGTTGACCATATCCTGTGCCGCTCTCCACTCGACCCACTTTTCGCAAAGCATCTCCAGCGAGTACACATCAATCTCTTTGGCGACACCGGCTCGAATCAAATTCGGAACCAAGGTGAACCACGCATCCTTCCGCTTATCGTCAAACCCAACAGGGCATTGAATATCAATGCCGTACTCAGGTTTGTCGGGGTTCATGCGCTCCGTGGCCGGTCGGGAATACTTCACAAGCCGGATCGCGTCCGGCATCGGTTTTCTGCCTTTAGTCATGTTTACCCCCCCTGCCCTTTATTGTATTCGTGTTGAAAAATTCATCGCGTCGATGTAAGGATTTAACGTCTGAGCGATTGTCTAGGGTATACCCCCTGAGTGCCCTGTGAGGCGTTTGGCGTAAGGGGGCTTTATGATTCAATGAACATGGTATTCCTACCCCCTGTGCGTCGAATCCTTGCGTTTGAGGTCGAATATGATGCGTTTCGAGGGTGATATGGTGCATCAGATCAACCTGAAGGCGATATAACACGCGCCCATGATGATGACGAACGTTTCAGCTGCAGCCACACGCATCCAATAGTCTGCCTTGTTAGCGAACTCCAGAGCATCTGACTCTGCTTCTGTGATCAGTGCGTGGTTAGGCTTACGGCGTTTGGCCTTAATAGTAACCACAGCGCCAGCCTTTGTTTGTACAGCGGTGATGGTTGGGTACCCTTGATCAGTCATGTTGATTCCTTTTTGATTGGTTTACATTGACACCACGCAATAGGATAACCGCACTCGCCATAACAGATGATGCGCGTCACACTCATGCGAATGGGCTGCCTGTAAGTAACCAGCGGTTACCACACATCACGCGGCTATCTTCCACTCGATTACCTTGACCACTGGCTTGATAGGCAGGATCACATTGAGTGCGCCGATCAGTAAGCCTTTGCTGGTCATGGTCGCTTTGTACTGCTTGCCTGCGTATACCATTATCATCATCCACCCCCGTAAATAGGGTCAGTTGTTGAATGTTAGCACAGTCATTAATCATGCCGCTATTGTTTCACGTGGAACATACTCGTAGCTGTATGAGGTAACTTTCTCTCTGAAGCCCTCATTACGCATCATGCTACCGCCCACCATGGTCTTCATCTTGCGGTCTATCTTCTTCAACTCCCACTGTTCGCTTCGATCCATAGCCTTGTGTACGGGTACGCTGGAGAACTTAGCCATGACTTTGTAGTGCTGTTGAGCCATAAGCTCACTGGTTTCGTTGATGATCATTATTCCCAAGCCAAGACCAGCATAATCAGGGTGTACCACAGTCCTATTGCTGTGCATGATCTTCCGTTCGCCTTTGTTCTTCCACGGCACATAGTTGACAAAGCACTGAAAGCCGATCTGTATGCCATTGTGAAATAAACCATACGTTTCTATGTGACCGCCCGGCAACCGATCGCTCAGATAGTGATACTTGCTAAAGTACCGCCATGTTTCCCTTCCAACTTCTCTGATTTCAAATGTAAGTTTTTCTTCTCTTTCAGGCCGAAGTAACCTCCGATCTTCGAACAACTGCTTATTGCAGTCGATTATCCAATCAGGAGCAAGCCACTCAATCACATCGTAATGGCATGACAATAGGATGATCTGACGCTTTTTCTTTCTGGCGTACTTTTGGACGCAATAGCTCATCACCTTGGCGACAGTCCGATCCACTACGCTTGTCCATTCATCGACAACGAACAATTCCTGACCTTGAGCCAGCTGCAGGGCAATCTCAGCCCTCGCCTTTTGACCATTCGACAATGTGAACACTGGCCTTATCCAGCATGGGACAGAAGTAAGACCAACGCCTGTGAGTATATTGGCGCACTCGTCGTAGCTCATATCATCGGGGAATTGATCAAGCGCCGGCTTATCAGGCTGAAGGATAGATTTAAATTCTCCCCATACGCTTTCAGCCAACGTGGTCTTACCGGAGCCACTAGCGCCAACGATTAGCCCTATATTGAAATCTGATTCAATGTCAGCCATGACGCTGAACGTATGAATCGACTTCTTTTCGGAGTTAATATCTAAACTATTAGCGGCTTTCGTACATAGGAAAGTTTTAGAAACATCGCTTTTTAATTCCAGCGAGTATTCCTTTAGACGATCTTGCATTCAACACCTCTTTCAACCATTTCTTCGAACATGGTTTTCTGCTCAGACTCGTTTTTTACCTTCAACACAACAAGGAATTCTTCATCACCGACAATGGTGCTTGAACCTTTCTCTTTGAATATCTCGCCAAACGAAAAGCCGGTCAATTCAATGTCAAAATCCATATCTTTCAGATCGGCCATTTCCAACGACAACATGCTTGAGTCCCAAGAACTGTTCAACGCTATCTTGTTGTCAGCGATAACGTAGGCGCGCTCCTGCGCTTCTGTGAGGTCACTCAATACAATGCAGGGCACTTTGTCTAACTTCATTTCTACCGCAGCCATAAGCCGCCCGTGCCCTGCTATTACGCGATTATTGGCATTGATTAAAACGGGATTGGTAAAGCCGAATTCATTGATGCTGGAAATGATTTGTTTTATTTGGCCATCGGTGTGAATGCGACTGTTGTTCTCGTATTCAGTGAGGTCGGCTGGTTTCTTTTGGATTATTTTCATCATTCACCTCTGGCTGTTTTTTTGTCGTGATGCGTTTTGCAGAGGCTTTGATAATTGGAAGGATTGTCGAACAATGCTTGATCGCCTCGGTGGGGAATTATGTGATCTACAACGGTGGCTAGTGACACTCTGGATTCCTTTTCGCATTCAACGCATAAAGGATTATTACTTAAGTAGTTCTTCCGCACAACACGCCAGCTTGTGGTGTTGTACATCGCTTGGCGCTTTTTGCTGTGCCGCGTCCGACTCCCCCACTTGGCTTTTCTGTGTTTGTCACAGTAACTGTCGTGGGTTAGTCGGTTGCAGCCAGCATTACAACAAGGCTTACGGTTAGCCTTTGGCATTTAGGATGGCACCAGCGTCAAATACATATCGAGCCTTCTAGCCGCCTTCTCCCTCGTTTTTGACGCACCACATTCTTTTATGGCATGACCATACAGCCTGTAACAGCGCCAGCCATCGCTAAAATGTTTCAGGTAATGATTGCGATACGACCAACAGCCTTTTTTCTGGAGTTTCATATCAGCCATCGTTCTTATCCTGTGGTGGTATGGGCATCCAGTGGGTTATCCCCACCACATAATCATCGTCCTCGTAGGTATACCAATTCATTCTTGCTGCTGCTAAATATCCCGTTACCGGCTCGTCATGTGATCCAGCCATCAGTACAGGCAACCCATTTTCAGGCAACCGCTCATCAACGCTTATCCATTGCAACTGCTTGGTGAGGTATTCAATATGGGCACAGACAACCCCATGCTCCTGATCCGTGATAAGCTGGCCGCCTGGAAAGGATGCACATTCGAAGCCTCCGCGCAGGAACCGCTCAAGGACGCCTGATTCAATCAAGGCATCCCCTTCCTTGGGCGCGTAGCGACAAACATCAGCCTTGCCGTAGTAGTGGGGGCATCCGGGACACTCATCACCTCCAGCGTGGCAAACTCTCGTATCTTGTAATTCAATCAAAGCATCCTCGCGCTTACCCTTGGCCCTGTCTTCCAACATAGCTTCTCGTTCTTCTGCTTGTTCTGGTGTCATTTCCTTTCTCCTTGTGCGTGATAATCCGTATCGTGTCAACCAACACTTTAAAATGAGGGTCGCTCATGTATCGGCGCTTTGCTGAGTCCAAATCACTCTTTAGCCTTCATCTGAAAATAGGCTCCCTTGTCCTTCGTTCACAATTAGGGCCTTTTTGCTTCCCTTGTAT